TGCACTTGGGTTACGGTCGCAAACCTTGTCACCTATCTTGGCGTGTCAATCACAAACCCGTCTGACGATTACACGCTGGCTACGCAGGCCGTAAGCGCTGGCAACCAGTTTTGCAGTCGCCGTCGCGCTGAGGCAGGTTACAACGACTCACTAAGCACGTCGCCTAGCGGTGACGTAACGCTCGGCACGATCATGTATTGCGCGGCGTTGTGGCGTAGTCGAGGCAGTCTTGAAAACGTGTTTGCGTCGTTTGACAACATGGGTACAGCACCGCAACAGTCAATGACACCAATCGTCAAGCAGTTGTTAGGTATTGACCGACCTGCGGTGGCGTAGTGCCTGCACCGTACACAGACCTGTTTAACGAGGCGCTAGACGATCTGAGCGCCACGCTAACAGCCGTAACAGGTTTACGGGTAGTAAACGACCCGACAAAACTTGTGCCTAATTGTGTGTTCATTACAGCGCCAAGTTTTACGACGATCGCTGGCAACGGCAATATCGTGCGTATGGACTTCCCAATAAAAATTGTTGGCAGCGGCCCAGCAGGGCTACCCGTGTTGCGTGAGATTTTGCAGATCACCGCGCTAGTGCTTGGCTCAAGCGTTATCGCAATGTCGGGCAGACCCGGCACACTCGACATAGGCGGGCAAGAATATCCGTGTTATGACGTGGCAGTTGGCTTGCAAGCGCAATCAGCGTGAGCATACACACGCATATCGTTGCGGTATGGTAAAACTATTACAGACACCTAAGGAGTATCACAATGGCAACTAGCACCTATCTTTCAAACCCAGTCGTGCTTATCGGCGCGTCAAGCGCAGCGACTACAGACATCACCGATCAGGTATCGGCAGTCACCGTCAACTACGTTGTTGAGGCACTTGAGGACACCGCGTTTGGCTCGACTGCACGCACAAACACCGCTGGCCTGCAATCAAACAGCGCAACATTAACTCTTTATGCGTCATTCGCCGCAAGTGAAAGTTACGCATTGCTATCGGTACTTGTCGGCACAAAGTGCTACATCAAAGTAACCCCAGCGTCAGGCGCAAACAGCGCAACTAATCCGGGCTTTGAATTGACTAACACTTACTTAAGCGCGTTGCCAGTTATTAACGCAAACTTGGGCGAGTTGGCTACCTACGACATTGAACTTATGGGTGGCGCATACACAGTTGACGTAACGTGATCTAACGCGCCATAACTGGCCGAGAACAGGACAAGGCAATGAGACTAAAATTAAAAGTTGATTTACAAGACGGCGTACAACCAGTCGAGTTAACAACAAATATGTTCGTTATCTGCGAATGGGAAAAAACTGAGGGTCGCAAAATTAGTGACGGCAAAGGTATCGGCTACACCGATCTAGTGTGCTGGGCATACAACTTACTAAAACTTAGCGGCCAAAAAATGCCTGCAACATATCGTGACTGGGTTAAAGAAAACCCAAACATGACGATTGAGGCAATAGACGAGACAGACCCAAACCATACGGCGTAGGCAGTTACCGACGGCAACTAGCAGAACTGTTAGTCGCAACAGGGTATTGGCCTACGACAATCGAGTTTGACACGCGCGACCTAATCACGGTGATTACGCTATTGAATAAGCAAAAGAGGTAGCGCAATGCCAGCATCAACAACTATTGAAATTGTCGGGGTAAAGCAGACGATTAACTCTTTGCGTAAAATTGACCCGCAACTGCAAAAAGATTTTAAGGCAGACGCAACTGCGATAGCAGCGCCAGCGCTTAAAGCAGCGCAAGATGTTTACAAAGTATTTGCAGTTAAATTACCGTTATCGGGCATGAAATATAAATGGCGAGAGGAAGGCCGTGATCGTCTTAACTTTCCGTTTACGGTTGCAAAAGCAGTTAACGGCGTAAAAGTTAGATTTGATACACGTCGAGGCGCTGTAGGCGTAATTCTTATTGAGCAAAAAGACCCAGCGGCTGCAATTTTTGAAACAGCCGGTCGTGCTAATTCAAATAAATTAGGTAACGCACTTGGGTTTGTCGGCGCTGGTCGCACTCGAATAATTGGGCCAGCCGTGTATAAAGCGCGTCGCGGTATTGAAGCCGAGATGACAAAGATGATTGCTAAAACTATGCGCGTTGTGCAAAGCGAGATTTAGTCATGGCACTATCTATACCTATTGTCAGCGAGTTTGACGGCAAGGGCATTGACAAAGCAATTAAAGAATTTAAGCAGTTAGAAACGGTTGGCGAGAAAGCACAGTTTGCTATTCGCAAGGCGGCTGTACCTGCGGCGGCTGCGATCACGGCGGTTGCGGGTGCGCTTGGCTTGGCGGCTAAAGCGGCAGCCGAGGACGAACAGCAACAAGCGATTTTGGCTAACACGATGCAGAACGTTGTTGGCGCTACTGACGCAACTGTTGCGGCAACTGAGGACATGATTTCGGTTATGTCGAGGGCAACTGGTACGGCTGACAGCGAGTTACGGCCAGCGTTTGCCGCGTTGCTTGTCGGTACAAAAAATGTTGGTGAGGCTACTGACGCGTTAGGTATTGCACAAGATATTGCAACGGCTACTGGCACAGATTTAGCAACGGTTAGCGACGCGCTTGCCAAAGCGTATGCAGGCAACATGAAGGGTCTTGCAGCGTTGTCGCCTGAAATGAAAGGTTTAATAAAAGACGGCGCTGATCTTGACACGGTAATGCTTGCGCTAAATGATAATTTTGGTGGCGCAGCTGCTCGATCAGCAGGCACGGCGGCAGGTCAATTTAAGATTTTGAAAAATAGTATTGGAGAATTTCAAGAGAGTATTGGCGCATTGTTGTTGCCAGTACTTATGCAGGTTTTGCCAAAATTGCAAATGTTGGCAGATTGGGCGCAAGCAAATCCTGAAAAGTTTTTGAATGTTGCTAAAGCAGTCACAGCCGTCTCAGTTGCCGTACTTGCTATGAACATTGCAGTTAATGCTCACCCTTTAATTGCAATTGGAAGTGCGTTATTAACTTTGGTTGGTTATTTAGTTTTTGCATATAACAAATTTGAAACATTTCGCAACGTTGTTAATGGCGTATTTAATTCAATTATGGCAACAATGCAAGGTTTTGTTAACGCGTTTAATTCTGTCATTAACGTTTTAATTCGTGCTTACAATTTGTTAAATTTTGGCAGCGACATTCCGTACATTCCTCAAATTACATTGCCACGTATGGGTGGCGATGGCGGCGGTAGTGCAGTTAGTGGCGGTGGTGCGGCTCGAGAGGGTGGCACGGGCTCTATTACGCCTAGTTTGCCAAATATGCCTAGTTTGGTAAGCCCAATTAAGGGCGGTGGCGGCGGTGCTGGCGGCGGTAGTGGTAGTGCTGGTGGACCGTTAGGCGTTCAAGGGCTAGGCGGCGCAGAAGTGGGCGCGTTAACAACGTTTGGTAACGCTGAGCGCATTGCAGCGCGCAGTAGCGGTGGCGTAACAATAAACGTGACAGGCGGTATGTCAACTAGCGCTGAGATTGGGCAAAGCGTGTTGAACAGTTTGCTGGCCTACCAGCGCACTAACGGGCCACTCGATTTACAGATTGCGTCGTAATGGCAGGCACAGCCGTTGTTGCTAGTGGCAACTATGACTTAGAAATTGACACAGGGTTTATTCAAGACGCATTTTTGCTTGACGACCCAGTTGCAGGTTTGCTAAATAACACGACCTACGTGTTGAACGGTACGACAGATTTTGCGAGCGTGCTTGACGGCGTAAACAGCATTACGGTCAAACGTGGGCGACGCGATCAGGGCGACCAATTTAGTGCTGGCACTATGTCGTTTAATATGCTTGACACGGCAGGTATTTTTAACCCGTTTGATACGCAGTCGCCGTACTACGACACACCGTTAAGCCAACCGGGTCTTGCACCTATGCGTCGAGTGCGCCTATCGCGTTACAGTTCGCTGAACGTCAAAGAGTACCTCTTTGTCGGCGTGATCGTAAATTTTGACTACAACTTTGCACTTGGCGGTCTTGACACCGTGACTGTGTTTTGTGCAGACGATTTTTATTTGTTGGCACAAACATTTTTAGACGAATTTAACGTCAGCGAGCAATTGTCTAGCGCTCGAGTCACGGCGGTACTTGATCGGCCTGAGGTTGCGTTTCCAGCGTTGACGCGTGACATTGCTACAGGTACACAGACGCTTGGCGGTTCAGCAGCGTTTACGGTTGAGCAAGGTACGAACGTGCTTGGCTATTTGTCTGACGTAAACGAGGCTGAGCAGGGTCGCCTGTTCATGTCACGTACGGGTGACCTTGTGTTTGACGCTCGACTAGGCACAACGCTTACACCGTCGGTAGCAGATTTTCATGACGACGGCACAAACATTCCATACAACGGCGTAGGCATAACTTTTGAAGCCGATCAAGTAACTAACCGTGCAGTCGTACAAATACTTGGCAGTAACAATCCTCAGGTCGCTGACGACGCTGGCAGTCAAACAAAATATTTTGTGCAAACTTACAGCATCACTAACAGCCTTTTGCATAACGACAGCGCCGCACTTGACTTGGCGGTCTATTTGCTCGACCCTGAACCTGAGGCACGGTACACGTCTTTGGCTACGTCGTTTGCTTTGTTGACTAGCGCGCAACGTGACACGGTTGCCGTAATTGACGTTGGCGACACGATCACCATTGAGAAGTCTTTTGTGTCAGGCGTGACGACAACTGAATTGGCACAAGAACTGGCAGTCGAAGGCATTGAGCATACGATCAGCGTCAATACTGGGCATAGCGTCACTTATTACACGTCGCCAACCGTCATTGTTTATGAGCTGATACTTGATGACTTGTCGTTTGGTATCATCAACGCAGACAACGCTCTAGGGTAAAGTAGGCAAATATGACAACACCGTTCCCGTTTGTTGCTGGTCAAGTTTTGACGGCCGCGCAACTTAACGACATACAGAATTTGCCGATATCGGATAAAACTGCGTCGTACACGCTGGTCGCAGGCGACGAGACTAAGCGCACGATGATGAATAATGCAAGCGCTACAACGATCACGGTTAACAACTCGATTTTTACTGTTGGCGATGTTATTCAGGTCGCTAACAAAGGTGCAGGCACTTGCACGATTACTGCGGGTGCGGGCGTAACTATTAACACATCGGGCAGTCTTGCTTTGGCGCAATATGGGGGCGGCTATTTACTTGCATTGTCGGCGTCAACTTTTACTTTTTTTAACTTAGGGGGCGGCAGCGCCTATGGCGTTGCTACTGGCGGTTCGTCGTCAAGCATTACGGTTGGCGGCATAAATTACACACTATTAACTTTTACTACTGACGGGACTTTGACTGTTACTAAATCAGGTTTGTTTGATGTTTTGATGTTTGCTGGTGGTGGTGGCGGTTGTGGTGGCGACGGAAATTCATCAGGCGGCGGCGGCGGTGCAGGTGGCTTTGGTCAAGCAACTTTTTATTTAGACGCAAACTGTTCAATCGATGTTGGCGCAGGTGGCGCAGGGTCTGCGGCCGGCGGTAGCGCTATTGGTACTTCAGGTGCTTTTTCAAGTTTGAACGGTACTGCAAGATCTTTTTGTGTTATTGGCGGCGGTGGCGGTGGCGGTAAATCAAATAGTTATAACGACCCTTTAATTGGTGGCGCTGGTGGTGGCGGCGGCGGCGTTTCAGTTACTGGCAATACTGTTGGCGCAGCATCGGTTGCAGCAACTTTGCAAGGTTTTGCTGGCGGTAACGGAAACACAACAAACAATACAGCCGGCGGTGGCGGTGGCGGCACAACAGCAGTTGGCGCAAATTTTAGTGGTTCAAACGGTGGTGCTGGCGGTGCAGGTTATGACGTAAACGCTTTTACTGGTGCAGGTTCTTTGTTCAAAGGCGGCGGCGGGGGCGGCGGTGGCGTAGTTACTGGCGGCGCTGGCGGTTCATCTGTTGGCGGTGCAGGTGGTAATGGATCAGCAAACGGTACATCAGCAGCAGCAAACACAGGCTCAGGCGGTGGCGGTGGCGGAAACTCAACAGGTGCAGCAGGTAACGGCGGTAGCGGAATTGTTTATGTCAGGTTTAAGGTTTAAATATGAGCGAACAATATTTTGCACAACTTGATGACAACAATGTTGTTATTTATGTTGCTGTTGTAACAACGGAATTTATGGCACAAAACCCTGAACGGTACACAGGCACTTGGGTTGAAACATTTATTGACGACACACACACCTACGCAGGCGTGGGCTACACATACCATTTTGACACACAAGATTTTACGCCACCATATGTCGAGCCAGTTGACGAGCCGTAATGCGATGCGATACGGGCTATTTGCGCTGATACTTATGTTGACGGCTTGCGAAAGTACACGAGACAACACAATTACCGTAAAGTCACGAGTAAAAAACATGACGTTAGACAACTGCAACGTGCCTGACCGATGCGGCATAACACCATGACTCGATACAGATACACGTCAGACGAATTGCACGCACGCATGATTGTTACCGTAGGCGTATTACTGGCCATAGTTTTTAGCACAATAGTTTTAGGCATGACCTACGGCTTGTTGTTTGTGTCGCAACCTGAAAAACAAGCACCAAACGACGCAGCGTTTATAGATTTAATGTCAACCATTGTTGTGTTTTTGACCGGCACATTGTCGGGCATTGTTGCGTCTAACGGCATTAAAAAACAAACAAAATAACAATGCCTAATCGCGCTTACATAATTACACAACAGCCAGTTGTAAAGTCTGCGTTGGCTGGCACAGCGGAATGGGCGCGACTTGCGTGCAAACACAGCGACGGCAGTTTGTGGAATAACGGCACATGGGTAGTACGCGACGTACGCAACAGACCCGGCACAATTAGCAATCATGCTCGAGGGCTAGCAATGGACTTGTCATATCGCTGGCTTAACCAAAAACAACTTGGCAGAGCAGACGGCCGCAAAGCGTCACTTGCGTTTATTGTTAAATGTTTAGAAAACGCAGACCATTTAGGAATACAACTTGTGATTGACTACGCAATGCAACGGTCATGGAAATGCGATCGTGGCACATGGCAACCGCTTCCGAGTGTCGAGCAGGGCGACTGGTATCACATAGAGATTGACCCGCACGTCGCCAACGACCCGATCATCGCAAAACAGCGCTGGCAAGCCGTTTTCGGGGTATCACCAACAGAGGCAACAAAACCTGTTTAGGCTGGTCACCTACCGAGAAAGTAGGTCACTATGACACTCATCAGCAAAATTGCAATATCGCTATTTATTAGCGTCACGTCAATATTTATTTTGACACCGCCGCCTGCACCAACAGCCGACGATCTAGCAGTCAGACAACCCGAGGTATTTGAGGGTTACGGCCGACCAGTTGACATACCTAGCACTACTAGCACCGTGCCCGTAACTACGCCTATAACGCAACCTGACGCGTGTCAGACCGTGTTTGACATGGCTCGACACGTCGGCTGGGCTGAACAAGACTTAACACAACTTGTCGCAATCGCCTACCGCGAAAGCAGGTGCAACCCTGCAGCGTTTAATCCAAGCGACCCAAACGGCGGCTCAGCCGGGGTTATGCAGATTAACTACTTTTGGTGCAAACCGTCGTCGTATTACGCAAACGGCTACTTGCAGGCATACGGCCTGTTACGCACCTGCGACGACCTGTTTGACTTAGAGGACAATTTGCGTAGCGCGTTAGCAATCTTTAGATACTCAAACGGCTGGCGTGCATGGTCACTTTAAAACACCTGTTTTTGGCAACCGTCTTGACGGCGTACACCTACCTGATAATGTCAGTCACCAACAAACGAAAGGCAAGAGATGACCGAGAACATCGACCCGAGAACTGACCCACAATTCCAAGCGCTTAAACACGTCATGGAACAGATCACACAAAACAAAGTGCCGATACGTCAGCCGTGGGAGTTGGCAGCGCGTAGCACGCTTCGAGCAATCCAGCACGAGATTGACGACCGCAACGTACTTGACGACGCTGAACTGATTGACGTATTGAACCAAACACGTATAGAGATTAAATATTTGTTGAGCATAATCACCGATCTTGACGAGCGCGTGAAAGAACGTGACGCAGAGGTCAGCCGACTTGAAAGGTGGGCGCACCGTGCTAACTAAACACGAACGTCACCGTATGCGTGTCGCAATGGTTGAGAGCCAAGCCAGCGCCAACGCCAAATGGACACCGCAACAACAAATGCAGGTAGATAACGCAATACGCAAAATGGCTCGCATGATGCCACGCTTTACAGCCGACCAAGTTTGGTACGAACTAGGCGTTACATTTCCCGTTACTAAAGGCATGACCGCTCGACTACTGGTAGCACAACGTAACGGAGTTATAAAAAACACGGGCGAGATCACGTTTGCTGAACGTGGCGGCGAACACGATCACGCGCAACGCCTAACAATATGGCAATCGTTATGAGCGGATTTAACCTTGACAACTACGTTGACGTACCTACACGTTTAGGCATGGCACTAAAAAAATATCCCGATCTACGAATACAAGAAACGCACCGCGAAATAATAGAGATGCCCGACAAGTCATGCTTTATACGTTGCACCGTGACCGTGTGGCGTGACCAAGCCGACCCGATACCAGCCGTTGCATCAGCGTGTGAGATATATCCGGGTCGTACGCCGTACACAAAGATGAGCGAAAACGAGGTCGGGTTTACTAGCGCGCTGGGTCGAGCGCTTGGCTACATGGGCTTTGGCATTAACAAAAGCATTGCAAGCCGTAACGAGATTGAAGCAGCGCAATCAAGGCAACCTACAGGCCGTCTAGCGCCAGTCGTACCGATGCACGACGTAGAAATGCCATTTCCCGACGCACCAGTACAAGAGTATGCAACGCCTAAACAGTTAGGCATGATGCGTGCGTTGGCTAACGGGCAAAACATAGCGCAAGACAAACTAAAAGAGTATTGCAGCAACGTGCTTGGCCGTCAGATCAACACAACAGGTGATTTAACTAAACGTGATGTCAGTCGAGTCATTGACGCGCTAAAACTAGGTGAACCACAATGAGCGACGTTGAGCAACTTAAGCAGATAATGCAGGCGTTTACGATCGTGCAGGCAATGACCGATTTCTTAGGCAAAGATGATGTAGAACAGCATTTGCGTTGGGCAGCCAAAAACTATGCCGAACGCATTTATATGCAAAGTATTGTAAACAATTAAATAACGGGCATGGCCTACACCCTTTGCAAGGTGAAAGGTATAAAACACGGTGACGTGGGTAGATGACACGCGTGGTAACACGTGGTCAAGCAAATTGCGCTAAAGAGTTAGGGTGTCGAGTGAAGGCAGACGACGGGGGGCTTAGCGCACTAGATCTTACACACAACATAAATTGACATACCACAAACAAACAACAGACATAAGGTTGACAACATGGTTAGCGTTCACAAATTGAGAGCAAGTCGCTTGCGACGCGCTAGTGCATTATGAGCAGAGCGCACGATCACGCCGACTACCAGCGCAACCGCCCAGTCGTATTACGCGAACAACCAACCTGCACCGTCTGCAACCGGCAACCCTCGACACAGGTTGACCACATCATTCCAATTGACGCAGGTGGCGGCCACGAGTTAGAAAATTTACGTGGCATATGTTTTAAATGCAACAACACACTCGGACACCGCTACGTAACACAACGAAACGAAATGCGACAAACAATACGAGCCGAAGCCATGCGACAAAACGGAATACGCGAAACACACAAACCGTTTTTTACTGAGAAAAAATTATTCACCCCGACCCAACTCAGGATTATCTCAGATGACCTTGATCAGCCTGAACTGGCGGTGACTGGCCGAGATCAGCCTCGACTGGAGACTGTGTGGCCTGATGCAAGCGGTTCGTTTGGGGCTGAGGTGGGGGGCTGGGCTTTACAGCATCTTGGTATGGAGTTGATGCCTTGGCAGCAAAGAGTTTTAGACGGTCAGTTGTTGTTTGACGGCGACGGGGATTTTTTGCATCGTATGTCTATGGTTAGCACGGCTAGACAGAACGGTAAGACGGTTGCGTTGACGGCGCTTGTCGGTTGGTGGCTGACTGAGATGCCTAAGCACCGGGGGCTACCGCAAACCGTGCTATCTACCGCCCACCGTCTTGACCTCGCCGTAATGCTCTACGACAAACTTGCCGACATTCTTTCATTGCGGTTCGGTGCAAAACTTATGCGGTCGTATGGCCGTAATCAAGTCACTATGCCTGACGGGTCTAAATGGTTTATTCGTGCAGCCAACTCAAGTGTCGGTCACGGTATGTCTTGCGACCTGATCGTGGCAGACGAAATTTGGGACATTGGCTCAACCGTGATTGACGGCGGTTTACTACCTGCCCAGCGCGCTCGACGTTCGCCATTGTTGTCGGCGTGGTCAACGGCAGGCACAGAGGCAAGTACCGCAATGCAACGTTGGCGAGAACAAGGTCTTAGATCTATAGATCGTGCTGAGCCGTCATCGCTGTATTTTGCGGAGTGGTCGCCACCGCCTGACATATCGCCTATGGACAGTCGCGCGTGGGGCTGGGCTAACCCAGCGCTAGGCAAAACTTTGACACTAAAAACGATTGAAGCTGAAAGCGAAAACCCTGACCGCGCATCATTCTTGCGCGCATCATGCAACTTATGGGTCGCCAGCGACAAGTCGTGGATAGCACCGGGTTTGTGGCCTGAACTTGAATACACAGACCCTATGCCTGACGGCGGCACAGTTGCCATAGAAACCAGTCTGACCGACGACCGCTACTTTGCGACTCGAGCCGTCGTACTTGACGATCGACGCACCGTCGTTACGGTTGAGTTTGTCTGCGACACATACGACGAGATGTTGCAACACGTTGAGCGTCTAGCCAAAAATACAGCAATCAAATTTGCGATCTCACCGTCAATAGATATTCATTGGCCGTTGGCGTTAGAGCGTCGGCGTGCAATTGTTGGCTACGGCGAAATACTTAAATTTACGCCGCGCATTAAGTCAATGATTCACGAAAAACTGTTGTGGCATACAGGCGAAAATATGTTGGCCGAACACGTACAACGCGCCGTTGCAGTACGGTCACAAAACAGCATCGCACTATCCAGCCAACGATCACCCGGGCCAATCGAGTTAGCACGATGTTTAGTTTGGTGCGCCGCACTTGCAAGCCGACCTACAGCAACAGGTAAACCTATGATTGTTGTGGCTAGTGGCTAGTATGCAAAACGGGTGGCCGTCGTAAACCTATGCTTTCTCGGTTACGTTCGCGGCGGCCACCTATCAACACGGTCATGCGATGCGCGTGGCATACTTAGCCAATGGCAATCTTTAGCAGGTCAGTAAACAAAGCGGCGATATCGCCTGAGCCAACTAAAGCGGCGGCGGCTGGTAGTTATTACAGCAACAGCGTCAACAACGGTGGCGCAAATATGGTTGGCCAGTACTACTCGTATGTTGAGGGCGACGCTCGCAATCGTGCAATGAGCGTGCCAACCGTCAGTCGAGCGCGAGATTTAATGGCGTCAGTAATCGGCTGTATGTCGCTCAAACAATATTCGTTAGTCTGGAATGGCGACGAAATGGAAAAATTGCCACAAGCCCCTAGAACTTGGCTCAACAAAATTGACCCAACATTGCCAAACAATTTTATTTTGTCTTGGACATTTGACGATCTATTTTTTTACGGTCGCGCGTTTTGGTACATTACGTCGCGCACAGCCGACGGATACCCAGCGTCGTACACTCGACTACCTGCCGCAATGGTGCAGACATTAGATCAATCAGGGCCAGTTTGGTTTGCGCCGTCAAAACAAATTATCTTTCAAGGCGGCAACTTAGACCCAAACGATGTTGTGCAATTCTTGTCACCAATTCAAGGCATCGTTTATCAGTCAACGCAATCTGTATCTACGGCGTTACAACTTGAAGCAGCACGTCACAGAAACTCTACGTCAGCAATACCGGCAGGCATTTTGCGTCAGACTGGTGGCGAGCCTTTAAGCGCTCAAGAGTTAGCCGATCTTGCGGCCGCGTTTAACGTGGCGCGCGCAACTAATCAGACTGCAGCGCTAAACGAATTTGTGACCTACACAGAAACGCAAACTAGCCCTGACAAAATGCTTTTAATTGACAGCGCCGAATTTCAGGCAATGGAAATGGCTCGACTATGCAACATTCCGCCGTACCTTGCGGGCGTGTCGGTCGGCAGTTATTCGTATCAGTCAAGTGCTGAAGCGCGCATGGATTTGTGGACATTTGGCGTTCGCGCTTACGCAGATTGCATTGCTGGCACATTAAGCGGTAACAACGTGCTACCTAACGGCACATATGTTGAGTTTGACGTGGAGCAATATTTGTCGGGCGAATACTCAATGAGTGATTACCGTGAGGACAATTCCGAAACACCGATACCAAATGGAGTACTATAAATTTTATGATCAGATTAACCCCTTCACAGATCACGGTTGATGCAGCGGCGGCAGAGGGCTTGCCGTCGCGCTCAATCTCAGGCGTAGCAGTCACATACGACGAAACAGCCACAGTCAATGACGGCACTAAGGTACGATTTTTGCAAGGGTCGTTGCCAGTCACGGGGCGCGACCCGAAACTATTTATGCAGCACGACAGCAATCAGATCGTCGGCAAAGTAGTTGAGCGCGTGGACACGCCACAGGGCATGATGTTTACGGCCAAGATCAGCGCCACTCGACTAGGCGACGAAGCACTTACCCTTGCCAATGACGGCGTTATTGACGCAGTATCGGTAGGCGTAACGCCAACAAAGTTTAGTTATGACGAGGAAGGCGTAATGATCGTTGAGGCGGCTAACTGGCAAGAATTGTCGCTTGTTAGCGAAGGCGCGTTTAGCGGTGCAATTATTACCGAGGTTGCGGCCAGCGCACCTGACGAGGTAGCAGAAGGTATCCCCGAAACCGAATTAACAAGTGCTATACAATCAGAACAACAAGAACAAAAGGACACAACCCCTATGAGCGAAACAACAGCAACACCAGTAGTCGAGGCAGCACAGTCAACAGTTGACAAACTTTGGGCGCAACCTGCACGCGAATTTAAAATGCCTTCACCAGCAGATTACTTGTCAGCAATGCACATTGGTGGCGACACTTTTGCAAAAGTTAATCTTGCATACAAAAACGCATTGTCAAAACAATCGTCAGCGTTGCAAGCAGCAGCAGGCGACATTTTGACAACTGACACTCCGGGTCTTTTGCCAGTACCAGTTCTTGGGCCACTATTCCAAGACTTGAACTTTGTGCGACCAGTTGTTTCGGCACTTGGCGCACGCGCAATGCCAAACACACCAAGCAAAACTTTTATTCGACCAACGATCACCACGCACACTTCGGCCGCAACACAAACTGAAGGTTCAGGTGCGTCAGCAACAACAATGGTAATTGCGTCAAACACAGTTACAAAAACAACTGTTGCTGGTCAAGTAACAATGACCGTGCAAGACATGGACTTTACAGACCCAGCAGCAATGAACTTGGTACTTAACGACCTTGCTGGCGAATACTTGATTGCAACTGACAACATTGCAGCCGACAACATGGTTAGCGGTGGCGCAGTATCGGGCGTGACTTGGACAGTTAACCAAACTGACCCGTCATCGTTGATGACAGCGCTCTATGGTGCAGCAGTCAATATCGCAAGCGTGTCAAACTTTTTCCCAACACACTTGTTTGTTTCACCGAACGTATGGGAATTGCTCGGCCGCCAGTTGGATTCATCAAAACGACCTTTGTTTCCGGCAATTAACGGCAACAATGTCATTAGCCAAAACTCAATTGGTACAGCAGGCGCAGACTTGTCGTACTCGTCACTCAATCCACTTGGCTTGACCTTGATTGTTGACAACAACTTTGCGTCAAACACAATGATCGTTGCATACGCACCGGGCTTTGAAGTTTACGAACAGCAAAAAGGCATCTTGTCGGTAGAAGTACCGTCAACATTATCCCGTACGTTCTCGTACTACGGATACTTTGCAACGTTTGTATCCAAGTCAACGTTCTTACAAAAACTAGCGCTTGCTTAGTCATAGGCGGCAAAACCGCTCATGGCAACATATCTAACAGCGTCAAAACAGTTACTCAATAACTACGCCTGCATAGCAACGCTCGAGCCAACCGACATACAGGTTGGCGACACGATCGTTGTCGCAAGCATTGGCGCACCGTTTAACGGCACGTTTACCGTGTTGTCATGCCCGCAATACGAGTACACAGGCATTGACAGCACTACAGGTGAATGGACATTTAACGAGAACGTACCGCGCGCTAATCAAGTGCTTTACGCCTGCACAGGCGATGCAGTCGAGTACAGCGCGTTCTACACAGGTACAGTCTCGTTTACACCTACCTGCACTTGGGTTACGGTCGCAAACCTTGTCACCTATCTTGGCGTGTCAATCACAAACCCGTCTGACGATTACACGCTGGCTACGCAGGCCGTAAGCGCTGGCAACCAGTTTTGCAGTCGCCGTCGCG